GAAAATTCTGATAAGTCCATTTCTACATATTTAGCATATTCTTTATTGAATCTCTGTATTTCATTTCGTAGTCTTGGAATTAATGAACGCTCATCTTTTTTAATTAATGCTGCAATATCAAAATGAAATGGATGCTCAGTTACCGCATTATTGTAATTATGGAATATTACAACTTTTCGATTTAAATCTAAATGTTGCTGAATTCTAGTGATGCTTTCTCTAGCCTTTATGCATTCTAATAGCTGATTGATGTACAGGTAATTGTACTTCCTAGTACTTATTGAATACAATGTTGGATATGCTTTTCTGAATTCTTGATCATAAAACAATTCAATACCTGAGTTAATGAATTCTCCAATATTTGAATCAACTGTTACAAAGTGTCTTGAGTAATCTTTATCCAGTTCCAGGATACGTGTACTCATTACTCCTTGTTCCTTCATTTTCTCAAAGAAGTTTCTTTCTAGTAGATTAACATCAACTCCTGATTCTGGAACAGTAACTTTGTTATATCTCATTCGGTAACCAAAATTCTCAATTAAGAATCGTTGATATCCTATTGGTTCATTATAACCTGAGAAGTCTGGCTTCTTTAGTTCTAGCATTTCTTCGATATCGAATAGGCAACCATCAGCATATTTTATATTCTTGTGGTATGCGAATGCTGTAGCTGATAAGAATAACACTTTGGTTTTATGAACTAATTCATTAGTCATTTGTTGATACTTGGTATCAAATTCTTTTAGTGCATTATAATATCCGCTTGATCCATCATACTTCGGTCTGAATATTCCAATCTCTTGCTCTACTTTGTTTCGAGCTGCAGAAGGTACATTTGATAATTTCCTATGTTTATGGAAATATACTGTTTCATTTCCTGTTTGGTTTTGGCATAGATAATGACTCTCGTCATATACTATCAAATCCCATTCTCTGGAATCCAATGCATCATTCTGATAGAAGTTCGCATATGTCGTTACAGTGATGCCATTACCAGCATCATGGATATCTACAATTTGGTGTATGTTCAATCCAATGTATTGACCATCTTCAATCCAGTCTGTGCATTTTTTGTCTGTGGGAACAATGATTAATATATTGTCCTTGCCTTGAATATGGAATCGTTTTACTGTTCCTAATCCAACGTAAGTTTTACCCGTTCCGGTACCATTAGTAAACAGTACTCCTTTGCCTACATTGAATCTGCGTTCTGCAAACAGAACATCTTCATGTTGGTGTGAGTAGAGTTTAGGCAACATCTTGGAGATGTTATTCAGACAAGCATTTACATACTCAGTGTCATTGGCTTTCAATTCCTTAATATTGAAATTGAACATTAACTGGTTATATGCTGTCTGGCCTTTGTTTTGGATTTTACTTTTACGCATTGTTACATTATTTTTCTTTTAGCTAATACTTGTAATTTGTTAGGCAAATCATTTTGGATAATATATCTATCTCTAAGAAGAGCGGCAACTGATTCATTTTTATGATAACCAATTACTTTCTTTTTGCTATCGATACAGATTTCTATCTGCCATTTTTGTGATACAAAGTTGAAATAAACTCCCGTATATCTCCCTTTTTGTTTTTGTTTATTAGCCATGATTTTAATATTGATGATTAACTTGTATGCCATCTATGTCGAAATCCCATAGTGATAGTTTGCCTTTAACATTCTCTATTGGGATATCAAAGTATTGTGGTTCTGATAATACCCAATTCCAAATTGGAATGCCAGGGCGCTTAGTCTTATCAGCCCATATTGATTCATGATTATTAACGCAATCAATGATCTTAACTGAACCAATGATAGCTCCATATTCTAATCGATCTGGATTGAATTCATCGGTGCAAAAATAATCATTAACATGTTCCCATTGCTGTTGATTTAATACACTAAAAGTTTTCTCTTTTGATAGTGATTTACCACAAGCGTGAATTAATATATCACCTCGATACTTTGTATTCCAGGTTCTATTCTCTATGTTTTTTATGCCTGAGCATATTAAACTCGCATAAGGTTGTCTTATTGATACTGCTTTCATTATCGTTTAAGTTTTAAATGTTCTGGCAAGTGCCAAGGATTATTATTCCTATGATATGTAACCTTCTTGAAGTGATTCTTCATTAATGTTGTTGCGTATTGTGATACTGCAGAAGTTTCAACATTGAGTCTATTGGCTATTGTAGGATCTGAATTATCTACAATGCCATTGGGTAGTTTCCATTCGGGTTCGTATGGACCAAATAACATTTGTTGTATTGTTTTTTGATCTTCTTTACTCAGGTAATCCCTTCGCTTATATGATTCTTTCTTGACATAAGCCATGATAAATTGAATTTAAATTAATACTAATTCTTCTGGTGTTGTGAATTCACAATCACCCTTGTTCCTCGGCAACTCATTGTAATCGTGCCTAAATAGATACGATGTATTCTCGCAATATAATTTCATTTGCCTAATAGATAAATCATGATAGATAACTGGATTGAGATAGTAATGATTATATCCTTTCCTATTGTCATATCGATGTATCATCTTAAGTGCAGACATTAATTTGAGAATACCAAACGAAGTCTTTCGGTCATACAATGATTCATACCAATTGCTTGGTAATTGAATACTAATTGCTTCAATATAATTTTCAACTTTAATCTGTGGTTTGATCAAAGTACTAAAATATTCTATTGTATTGAATATTGCTTTAGGATAGAAGTCCCTATAATTTACTCTTGTGTATGGAGTCTTGTAATATACTCCACGTTCAAAATCAAATCTATATTTCTCCCACTTAATATCAAATACCCGTCGGTATTTATTCAACGCATAAAATGTGTATGAATCGATATCAAGAGGATGCATATAAAGATGTTCTTCATAGTTGCCACAATTGCGCCAACTAATTTTGGTAGTATTCCTAGATTGCATACATTTGTCCTAGTTATTAATTATTACATGTGTTCAATGTAAATCCTAAAAACCCATTCAGTGTGTACTCTGAGTGGGTTTCTTATTTCTACAAATATAACCATATTTTATCATCATTATTTAATGATTAAAACCATTCCATTATTCTCTTTTTTTCCTACAAGAATTAAATGTTAAATTTGTGAGAACGTGGTACAAAACCTTTTCCTACAGATAACGTTTGTACCACTATCTTTTTTACAAACCCAATGAAATCAAGCCTTCACAAAAAATCTTGAACGAAAGGTTATATACATACATCTATCGCACAACAATTCACGCAAGCCTATCCATAAACGACCCTAATTTAATTACCATAAATTGATTAATTATACCCTATCTGATACATTATACCAGATATTATTTATCGTACCTCAAATCTATTACCATACTTAAATAAAGCCTCAATCATTACTACTATAACATAGTAACATAATTATACTACAACATCACTATAACATATTAACAACATATTCAACTCAACATGCCCACTATATTGCTATTTAATATCACAACGATTTCATTAACAACAACATATTCAACATAAATTGATATATAATATATAATGGAAGTATGTACTGTTTACTTACATTTCCACTCTTTAATTGTAATAATAATACATTAATAAATTGATATTGAGTCTAATGGATAAGTCTTTCGGATAAGTCTTAATTTGGACACGGAAGGTTGAGGTTTTTAGATGAATACTATGTCCTCTACTAGTACTTCGGTGATGTATATTGTATCACCTTGATTGTTTTCATATGATCTATGATTCAATGAACCTTTGACTAGAACATGCTTACCTTTATTAACATATTTATCAATGATATCAGCTGTTTTGTTCCAAGCTACTACATTATGCCATTGAGTATTCTTGATCTTGTTACCATTATTATCTACATATTGGTTGTTAGTAGCTATTTGGAATTGAGCTACTTTATTACCATTGTTTAATGTTTTTAATACTGGATTATTACCAACATTACCGATTAATTGTACTGAGTTTGTCAATGAATTTTTCATGATATATTTATTTAGATATTAATTATTATTAAATGATTTAGTTCCATTACTCCACAAGGCAAGTCGCTATCGCTCCTTACCTTATGTCATAATGAAAGTATATTATTGTTCGAATGATTGTAATGGAGTTACGAATGCTATGTTATTGATATTATCAGGTACATAGTTATTGTGATATACTAGTGGTTTAGGAACTGATACTTCCATGTGCTCTATACCCTCAGCATGGTCCAGTTTAGCTTTTAATGATTCGATGTGTTCTTGTCTACGTTTCTCCTTTTTGATAGCTCTACGCTCATATATTTCCATTGCTTTAGCTGTTGCTTGTTCAATCTTATTTTGAGTGTGAGATGTACGCATGAATACTGATTCTATTACCGGTGTACCATCAATGGAATTGATTAGTTTGGCTTCACCAAGGGCTAATAGATCTGCTGATGCTTGAAGTGTTACATGTACTGGTGCTACGATAGTTTTGATAACTGTAACTGATGCTGATTTAATTGAATTTGTGTTCATAATATTAAGTATTAGTGCCTGTGATATCAGGGCTTTGTTACGGGATTATTCCCTTTTGTTTAATTTATTTATTAATGATTTGATACAGTGCAATAGTAGTTATTACCACATATATCACTACAGATGCTATCATCTGATTACGCTGTTGCTTAGGTGTTGTGAACATGATTATTGTTTATTATAAGTTTCACGAATATATGGGCCATACAGTAGAGTATAGCCTAGACCTGCAAACATAATAGCCATAGCTAATGTTACAGTGAAATGAAACTTGGCATAGATACCAAGTGCGAAGATCATTATATCGAACAGCTTGTTGAAGTGATAAGCTATCCATTTGAGAGTTGATATTGATTCCAATAGGAATACTAGCGTAGCCAGTGTGATAATACCACTGAAGGCATACATTGCTACATGACCACCGAATATAAATGCACCACCCAATAGTGATGCATAGATTAATGCTGTTGTTCTACGATCCTTCATTACAATAGTCTTAATTGGTTGATTACTGTTAGTCTTGCGATAGCATTACTAGTGAACTCTTGAGCTTCTAACTCCGTTGGTTGGAACATGTCAGCCATGTTATTTACAATAGTCTTTTTAGCTTGTTCTAATTGCTCTAGCTCTTGTTCTAGCTCCGCTCTTACTTGTTGTGGACATATTGTCCCTACTACTGATTTTAAGCTTAACATAGCTTCTACTTCGTTGAATGATGTTTTCATAGTTTATACGCCTTTATTTATAGCCGAGGTCTTTTGGCTTGTTGTTTAATTTATTAATTGAAATACGTATCATAGTCGATGGTGAAGTAGCCTGGCAAGACTCTTAGTTCATCTATTGTTAATCCTATGATTTCAGATGCGATGTGTAACTCAACAATCCCTGTTGATGTTCCTAGGTCGAAGAATTCATCCATGATTATTTCTTAGCTTTTAGTGAGTTGAACTTAGACACCATGCTCTCAGTCTGTATAGCATACTGTGCCTTGCGATAGTCTTTAGCATCATCTATGCTGATCTCGCCCTTGCTGATCTTATGTACGACATTTGCTTCTGCATGCAGGGTGAGGTCTGCTAAGCCTTGTAACACAAAGTATGTAGCACCGAATACTCCGTGCACAATATTTAATGTTTTGTCATAGCTGTTGCTGATTGGTGTTACTGCTGTAACGTCTTGATTTGTACTCATAGTATATTTATTTATGAAGTTATAAGCCTTAACCATTAAGACTCTCTTTTTTTTTAATTTAAAATAACCGCCCCCCCTTCGAAGTTTCGAAAGGGTACCGGGGTATTTACATATAAGCTATTCCCGAACAATTTTTCACACCCGCTATTTTTATATGAAATAATTACGTTCTATAAAATAGCACATGAAATATTTGCGTATATGAAATGATTACGTATCTTTGAAAATATAAACTAAAATGATTTTGATATGGGAATGATAATAGGGTTTCGGATGGTTGTTTTGGAGGTTATAGTTTTGTATAATTTGTCTGTTTGTATAGTTTGTTTTATGATGGCTATTGAGCGTGATGTGAAGTATCGTTGGACGTTGTTGTGTATGAGTTTTATGGCAGCTGTTGTTACGTTTCTGACTGTATTTTTGGTTTAACTGTAGAGTATTGGGATATGGATGGAATATTTGATAATGCGGATCCGGAGAAGTTGAGGGAGATTTGGGAAGAGGCTATTCCGAGGATTAAGTCTGATGGTATTGGTAAGGTTATGATATTTGGCACTGGTGGTGATGTTTGTGCTAAGTGGTTTGAAGAGTATGCTAAGATTTCTGATCAGGAAGGTGATGTATTTATGCCTACTAGGATGGTTGGGATGGTTGAGCAGCGTAAGAATCACTTGGAGGGTTTGGATGAAGAATATCCGGTTAATTTTGATAAGAAGAAGATTGATTTATTGATGAAGAAACTTAGTAAGAGATGAAAAAGGAGACTTTGAGAGATTTGATTTGGAAGATGGAATGTAAGGGATTTGATGCTTATGATGTTCATATTTGGATAAGTGCTATCTGGTGTATTACTGCTCCTTTGTTGATTGTTGGAGTTGCTGAGAGGGAGTATTATGATAAGGCTTTGAAGCAGGCACATGTTGAGATTGATTTTACTAATTACAAAAAATAATACATGAAACTATTGCGTAAACGAAATAATTACGTAAGTTTGTTTAATAGATAAAAAAGGTGATATGAGAGTTTTGAGATTTATAGTTATTTTATTTTTTTTCTTAATGGCTATATGGTTTGTGTGTATGTTGTTTGAGTTGGTTACTGGTGTGAGTGTTTATGATTTTTGGCATGATATGTTTTTTGGGGGTAGATAATTTAAAAAAGGAAATAAAAATGAGTGATCAAGGTATGTTAAAAGAGGAAGGTAAAGTTCTTGCTAGGGAAGAAACTATTATGGATTGTTTTATTGAGACGTTTAGAAGGAATTTATCAGGGTTTGAGTCTTTGAATTCTAGGCTTGATGGGATATCTCAAAGAGCTGGTGTTTATAAGGAAATACCGTGTCCTGATTTATCTGATGGCAAACCGTTGGATGGTTGTATTGATACTCTTCGTCTTTTGTTTATGTCATTTGAAGAAAAGCTTGAGTATTATCACCAGAGGTTAATTGAAATAGAAAAATTTATATAAATAGTGTATTATGGCAAGAGAAATTATTGAAGAGGTTAAGGATATCTTAACTGACAAGTGGAATATTGATCGTGAGGATATTGTTGATGATGTTTTGATCTGTACGGGATTGGGATTGGATTCCTTGGATAAGGTTGAATTCATTATGGAGTTGGAGAAGTCGTTTGATATCAATATTGATGATGATCTGGCTGAGGACTTGCATACGTTCAAGGAGTTTGTGGAGATCGTGAAGGTTATGACTGCTGGACGTAAAGTGAAGTAGTGTGAGTATTATAAAAAAGAGAAGGCTTACCGCTTATCGTTTTTTGAAAACAGTAAAGATGGTTCACCAAGGAAGAGGAAAAACTATTGTTTTTGATATAGCACAGATTCCGAAGGATATGGATATCAATGATTTTTTAAAATCTTTTAGAAGTAATTCACAAATACTAAAATAAAACTATGAAATACTTTATAGACACAGAATTTATTGAAGGGCCGCAAAAGGAGCGTTTTCCGGTATCATTATTTCGTAAGCATACAAAGCCAACGATTGATCTGATATCGATTGGGATTGTAGCGGAGGATGGCCGAGAGTATTATGCGGTGAGTAAAGATTTCAATTTGCATGAAGCCTGGAATAGATTTGATTTAAAAGAGAATCAAACATCTGTTTTTGGACCTGATCATATTAAAGTGAATTGGATTCGTGAGAATGCATTAAAACCTATCTGGAGAGATTTATTCTTTCAGGCAGATGATTGTTCAGGTTTGTCTAATAAGCAAACTGAAGCTTTTTATCAAGGAGTCGTTGCAGGAGAATATGACCAGTATTTCACTTTCAAAAGTATGAAAGCTTTGATTGATAAATTTGGAAAAACTAATTGGGAAATATCTCAAGAAGTAAAAGATTTTTGTAATGGTTATGGAGATACTTTTGAGCCATTAGCAAAGAATGATAAAGATATTGAATTCTACGCATACTACGCAGATTATGACTGGGTAGTATTCTGTTGGTTGTTTGGATTGATGATTGATTTGCCTAAAGGATTCCCAATGTATTGCAAGGATTTGAAACAGATACTGGATGAAAAGGCAGATAAATATTTGCTTCACACTGTTTGGGAGAATCAAAGACAAGTATTAGATCATTTTAAGAAAATGCCTTCCTTCCCCATAAACCCCAACGACCACCATGCCCTTTCTGATGCCCGCTGGAATAAGAAGCTTTATGAATTTTTAGTAACAATTTAAACCAATTATATTATGCCACACGAAGCAGAAGAGCCAAAAAGGGAACTTACATTAGGAGAAAGAAGAGTTCAGAGAAATTTCAATCCGTCAGCTAATCCACAAGTAGAGGATTTAAAAACTGCTTATGCAGGACTTATTGATATTCTGGAATTAAACCGTAATGAGCGCAATGGAAGAGAAATTTCATTAGCCCAGACCGAAGCGGAAACCAGCTATATGTATGCAGTGAAATCATTATTCGTTTAAAAATAAATGGCGACAAATTTTAAAAGGGGTAGTTAGTTAATTTGTATTATTTTTTTTGGGGGAGCAGTCGTAGCCATTCTGCTTCCCTTTTTTTAAACCAGAGTATTAATTTTAATTATAAATAAAAATGGAAAGTCAAATAAAAGAAGGAGATACTTACCCGGTGGAATCCGGCAATATAGCAAGTATCAAAGTTGAAAATCAAAAATGCTATACCGATGGTTTTAACAGAAAAGTATTGGTTGTTGAATTCAAGCGAGGTGCTGCTTATCGTTATTGGCCAGCAACAATTCATGATCTTGAAAGAGGCTGTAAAGCAAATGAAGGTCGAGCTCTTGCTGCTTGGTTTAATGACATCAAAACAAGAAAGTACGAAAAAATAATCGAGTAGTCATGGCAAAGATATTTGAAGAATTTCAAGAGCCAGTAAAACCGACTGAGGATTATTTTATGTCCAAGAGAGATTATTTTTTTCTGATCACTCTTGTTGGAGTTATATTAATTTGGGGATTAGGAAGAATTTATTTAGAAACAAAAGACGTTATGCCACAACAAAAATCGGTAGTTGAAACTATCAAAATGAAAAAAGGATATATCCTTGTTCAAGAAGTCAAATACGAAACCTACAAAAAGATTGATCCTAGTGATACTGGTGATATTTATTTCGAAGTTGTAAAATCAATTGAAGAAGATTACCAAGAAGGAGATTTGGTTAAATTCAATCCTCGTTTCAGAGAAAAGGTTGAAATCGAAACTGGAACATATTGCATTTTAGATGCTAGTCAAATACAATTTTATATCAAAAAAGAAGATGTCAAAACAGGTTTACTCAAAAGATAGTCAGGAGAAATTAATGGAGGGTATTAATATCCTCGCTGACGCAGTACAAAGTACATTAGGTCCAAGTGGTAAGACTGTCATGATTAAAAATCTAGGAGAGCCACCATTTACCACCAAAGATGGTGTTACTGTTGCTGAAGTAATGGACAGTAATGACCCAGTGATTAATGCAGGAATGCAATATATCAAAATGGTTGCCAGCAAAATGAATGTTGATTTCGGAGATGGTACCACAACGGTAACAATAATGTGCCGAAAGATGATTCAGCTTGGAATGGAACTTAGAAAGAATGATCCAAACTTTGATGAACATCTTTTCAGAACGGTAATCTATGAATGCTTGGAAAAAGCAAAACATGATGTTCTTAGGAATTCAGTAAAATTGGAATTAAAGGATATCCATAAAATTGCTTTTACTTCATCAAACAATGATAAGGAAATTGCTGATTTATTTCAAGCAGCTTATGATCATTGTGGCGCTGACGGATATATCAATATTCTGGAAAGTGTTACCGGAAAAAGTTACCTGAGTTTGATCGAAGGTTATGTTCTACAGATGGGATATATTGAAAGATCATATGCAAATAATCATCTCACTAATTTCTTCGAAGCGTCAAGAGCAAAAGTATTTTTATATGATGGTGAATTCAATGACAAGAAAGAAGCGTTGGAAATTATTAGACATCTGACTATTGGAACAGATATTATTCCAGTATTGATTATTGCCAAAGACTTCTCTAAAGATGTTAAAGGAGTGTTCGAATTCAACAATTCTGATCGTATAGGTGTAAAAGCATGTTTAGTTAAAAATCACCTTAGAAACGACGAATATTCAAGTTTACTACAAGATTTATCAGAATATACCGGAGCTGTTCCATTTAAAAACTATGATCGTTTTGATTCTCAATATGGAATTGTAAATGATCTTATTGTAAAGCAAGGTTATACTGTATTCGGTAAGCCAAACAAAACTCAAGCAGAGATTTTACAAAATCATATTGACAATTTATTGAAGGCTTCAGAAAATGAAGCTTCGGCATTCCATAGTGAAGATATGCGTAAGAGAGTTTCTAAGATGCAAAAAGGAGTAACTACATTGTACGTTGGAGGTCATTCAGAAGTAGAATTGATTGAGAGAAAACACCGTGTAGAGGATGCTCATAAAGCTTGTTCGGCAGCACTTCGAGGAAATGTAATTGTTGGAGGTGGGCAGATATGGCCTTTGCTTTATAAAAACAGACCAATCCATAATTATACTGATGTGTTTTATAATTCAATTATGGAGCCTTTCAAAATGATTTTAAGAAATTCTCTTCATAGTGATGATCATATCAGCAAGGTATGGAAGAATATCACTTTTGAAAAAGGGTATAATGCCAAAACAAGAAATTTCGAGAATCTTATGGAAACGGGAATCATAGACCCAGCTGATATTGCTATCGGTTCAATTGAAAATGCAACCAGTATTGCTATGACAATACTAAATACAGAATGTTTAATCGTGGAAACACAAAACCAATAAATTATGAAAATTGCACAATTAAGTTCAACTGAGTTATTAGCATATTCAACCATTTTCGAAAACATTATCAACACAAATCTTGAAATCCAAAGAGAAATTCATAATGCAGTTTCTCAAGGATTCGCTACTCCAAAAGAATTGGAAAAGATTTTGGATAAGTCTGTCAAAGCGAAAGAAGAGGCTGATACTTTGTACGAGCAAATCCAAATTGAATTGGATGGTAGAATGAAACGAGATCTTAATATGAAATTTGGTATTCGTAGAAGCCAATCTATCATCAAAGAATTCGACACTTTTGTTGATAATAGAAATTCTGAGATTATTCGTGAACAGCAAGAGCAAAAAAAGTTGGCCGAAAATACTGAAGGTGGATTAAAAAAAGTAGAAGATGATAATCTGTAACAAGAAAACAGAAATTGCCGATCCTGCAGAAGTTGTGGGAACGGCAGTTCTTTCTTTAGTACATCATGCAATAGAGAATAGGAATATTGAATTCAAGATTCCAAAGCATATTGTTTTGAATAAAGAAAAGAAGGAATATAAAGCGGGATTCCTAAATGAATTATATCTAATTTTGTACCCAGACAGGTTGAAAAAAGATATTTTCGAGGATGTAACAAATAGATATGATTTATTTGTTGATGAAAGACAATACCAAAATCTAGTTCATGAGTATGGTATTAAAAAATATCATACTTTTATAAAATAATAATAGTCTATGTATTTGCTCAAAATAAACCCCTTTACCGGACTACTTGAAGATGATGATGTATTAGATGGCTGGATGGCCATTGAGTCCTTCAGAAACCTTGTAGCAATGAAAGGATATGGTTTACATGCTTTGACTTGTGTAGCTTTGGTTTGTGATTATGCTTCTATAATTAAAAACTACAGTGAAAAGGAAAGACCATTAAAAGCAATGGAAACTGTATACAATGATAGAAAAGCTATATTGTGGAATTGCGACGAAATACAATTGGCTTGTATTAATTATAAGCAACTTCAATACAATCCTAAACTTGAGGAAAAAAGTTTGCTAGATGAGCTTAGGATTAATAAATTGAACGAGATCAAAGAGGCTGATGATACTTATAAAAAAACACTTTTATTAAAAGAGTTATCAAACATTAATGATCTCCATGATTCCTTCGATAAAAAGAATGGAACAAAAGATTTTTTTGAAAGTAGTCCTGTTAGAAATGGATATACCCTTAGTAGATTAGAAGTAAAAATTTTAGACCAAAAATCCTTTTATTATGAAAGACAACGAAAGCAAGAACAGTCCGTTTCCGGAGAAGAAAAATCCTGAAGCACCAGCTCCACCAAAGGGGGAGGCAGTTAAAGAAACTGAAAAAGTAGAGGAAATTCAAAACCCAAAAGGTGAAGAAGATGCTCCGGTAATCACAGACGAAGAGATTAAAGATCCTAGTCAGGATAAAACTCAGTCTGAAGAAACCGTAACTGAAAAAGTCGTAACTGAGGAAGTAGAGTTTGTAAAAAAACTACATCCTTCAGAAAAAATTCACTTTGAAGAAATTGTTAAAGCTCAGAAGAAAACTATTGCTGCTTTAAGAGAAGAGAATATGAGCCTACGTGCTGAGAACGAATCTCTAATTGGAGAACAAGCAAAAGCAACTTTCTTGGCAAATGACAAAGAAGAATAGATTTGAATAAATCAGAAAGATCCCTTTTTTTATTTATTTGTTTCCATGAGGCAGCTTTTTGTTTATTCAAAAAGCTGTTTCTTTTTACAATTTTTCTGAAAAATTATATACAAAAAATCGATAAAATTATATAATGGCAGTAACTATTCTAGATCATACATTCGATGCCAAGAGATTTAATCCTTTGGTTTATGATGAGAAAATAATACAATACTCGAAAACATTAAGACAAGGTACTCTTGCCTATGATGACTTTTGGGATGAGCAAGATGATAGATGTCTTTTTGGATATAAGCCAAAAGGAATGCATGATATCACCGGAGAGCATTATTTTCATTTAAATATGAATAAGATTGAAATGCTTGTCCAGGGCGAAAGTAGAAAAAGAATGCAATCTCCTTATTTTCGTGCCTTGGATGATAGATTATTCAAAATCATATATGATGCCAAGAAAAACAAATATGGTGTAATTGTCGGTAAACCTAGAAGGGTTGGTTTATCGGAGTTCGGTGCCGTTCAATTGGAATACGAACTTTTAATGCATCTCAAAAACAGAGTTGGTATATGTGCTGGTAAGCAGGAGAAAGCCGATGGTTTTTATGGAAAAGTAAAATCACTTCTAAAACATGTCAATCCTCAATATGCTTCGGCTATTCTTTGGAAGAATGACAAATCATTAAAGCTTGGTTATAATGATATCGTAAACAAACAGATTATTGAATCAGGTATTGAATCTGAAATGCTGATCAGAACCATGTTTGTTGATAGTGCTGGATTCGAGGGTGAGTCCATGTCAGTAGTTGTATTTGAGGAAGCCGGATTATTCCCAAACTTAATTGCTTCTTATAAATCTACAGAACCATGTTTTAAAGATGGTGCTGTTCAATTCGGAACACCGATCATATTCGGTACCGGAGGTCAAATTGAAAAAGGTTCAAAAGGATATATGGATATGTGGGAGAACCACGTTGCATATAATCTTGAAAAAATATTTATTCCCGCATACGAGTATTACCCAGGAGACGGAGAGGTCGATCCTAAAACAAAAATCAAAGGTCCTTCATTCTTTGATTTAAGAACAGGTAAAACAAATCAGGATGCTGCACTTAAGCATATCCTTGAAGCACGTAAAAAAGCTTCTAAATCTAAAGAAGGAATCACAAAGCATATTCAATCATATCCAATTAAAGAATCTGAAATCTTCATAAAATCAAAAGGAGGTATCTTAGACAGAATAAAATTGAATAACCAGTTAATGGCTATCGATGAAGGTCTTTGTCCATTTGACGTAAGGAGAGGCCGTTTGGATTGGGTAGATGATGAAGATACAATAAAACTTTTGAGTCGTTGTAAAGACACCAAGGAGAAAGTTAAACTTAGGATAAAGAGAAAGATTAAGTTAAGATGGGTTGATGATGAGAATGGTGTTATACAAAAGATTGCTGATCCTATCAATACTGATGATATGGAGCACAAGCCGGATATCGCCTCTTGTGATAGTTATGATGAAGAAGTTCCCGATGAAAATAATCCTTCTGATGGTGCTACATTAGTTTACAGAACCTATGCCGGACCAAGTAGAGATTATAATTACCCAATTGCAGTATTGGCCGAAAGAGGGGATTCCAGTAACGATGATACTTTCTATGAAAATACGGTAAAACTTGCAATCTATTATAATCTGGAATTGCTCTTCGAATATTCCAAAATTGCTATAGAAGGATATTTCAAAGATGTTGGCGCTGAGAAGTATTTAAAAGAAAGACCAGATTTACGACAAGCATTGGGGCCAAGTAAAGCCAGGAATGAATACGGTCAGCGTATGACCAATGAGGTAAAAATATTGGGTACCAAATTATTAAAATCAGAAGTGAATAATAATTCTGAAATGATTTGGTTTAAAAATGTTTTACTAGATTTGATTGACTTCGGAGATAAGAATACGGATATCGCTATGGCCTATATGATAATCCTTCTTTACAAGTTGGAGATGTTTGATCAAATTGTAGATGATGATTTAGGTGATTTTGACGATGGAAACAATATCTTTGATGCAATGGCATATTATGATGTAGACGCTAGAGGTAATGTTTCTATTAAGAGTTACGGAGGTAAAAGCGAAGGTGAGCTAGAAGTTTGGGACCCTAATGTGCATTTGTCCGACTATGACCGAATGGAGATGAAAAGAAAAAGGCAAGAGGAAAAGGACTTAATGGCACAGTTTAAAAAGGATCTAAACAAAAACACTAAGAATAGTTTCGAATCATTAATTCAACAAGAAATAATGAGAAACATAAATAACTCATAAAAATTAAATAATTTTACAAAAAATATATCAGATGAACGCCTACATTCTTACTAATCAAAAAATTCCAAGTTCAGAAAAAACAAAAGATTGGCATGCTGATCACATTAGAAACTTTGTGGCTTATGATGTAAAGAGGACTGCTTCGGAACGAAGAGATATGCAATTGAAATGTTGGAAAGCCTATACTTGTTTTGTTGATACTAATCACAATCTTAACTCTCAGCCTATAACTAGTCCGTATGGAATAAATCTAGGTATTGAATGGATGGCATACCCTCTTATTGAAAGTAAGTTGGAACAGATGGTAGGTGAGTTTATGACCAGAGGTTTGAAAAGAAAAACCTATGTGATAAACAAAAGGGCACAAACAAAAAAACTTAATGATATGTTCGATATGATTTGCGAAGATATCTTGAGAGAAGCAAATAAAGACCTGGAACCAGCTTTGGGTTTTGACCCAGAAACCGAAAGCCCGGATAAAGAACTTCCTCCAAATATTGAAGAGTTCTTTGAGCAAGGTTACAAAACTATTTCTGAACAAACTTCCGACACTATCTTAAATCAGGTTTTGGTTGTGAAAAAAGAAATGGACAAAGTGAAAGATTTGTATTTACAATTTCTTTTATATGATGAATGCATTGGTTATATCGAAGAGAAAAACGGACAGCCTTCAATACGCGCTTGTAACATTTTCGAAACTGAAATAGATTACAATTCTGATGAGGAAATTCAAAGTAATCCTCAATATGTTATCTTCAATAAGGTTCTTGGTTACAATGAGGTAATCAATAACTTCAATCTTACCAAAGAAGAAGAAGCACAATTACAATCCTATCTTACAATCAACCAAAGAACGGCTATCGATGAAAGTATTCACGACGGAAGTGGATTTGATGGTAACTATAGTAGTTGGATATCGGGAGATAAAAATGATCTTAGAATCAGATGTGTTGAAATGCACTGGATATCTCAAACAAAAATAACTGTAAAAGTTTCCAAGAATAAAAAAACCGGAAAGGATATCTACAAAAACATTCCTGATGATTACAAAAAGAAAGCAGGAGACAATGTGAAATCTATTTGGGTTCAACAAAAAAGAAAATGCATCATGGCCGGTCCTGATTTGGTTTTGGAATATGGCATTGATCATGAAAGATATTCCAGAATTGATAATCCGATAGAGGATTCTCTTTCGGTTGTGGCCATAAGAAGAAACAATAATTTAAATTCTACTCAGATTCGTTCTGCAGCTACAAAATTATTACAACTACAAGACTTCGCTTCGGAATGCTTATTTGAACTTCGTTTAGCAATGAGAAGAAATAACGGTAGAGTTCTTGTCTATGATGCAGCACAAGTTCCAAAACAATTCTTGAAGTCTGGTGGATATCAGAATGCAATTAATCGTGTTATGCACCACGCGAAGAAAGATCAGTTCTTGATCATAAATTCAATGGACAAACAAGCTCGTTATGCATTTAATCAATTTACATCTTTGGATATGTCAACCAAAGGATTGATGCAGGATTTGTTTAATGTATTGGCTTTGATTGAAGAATTGGCTGCTAAATTCCTGGGAATTACTCCACAACAAACTGGTGATATTGCTCAGTACGAAAGTGCTACTGGAACAGAAAGAGCAGTTGCCCAAGGAACAGCCAGACAACAAGTTTACATCAAGCCTTTTGAATCTTTCATTAAATACGTACTGGATAAGGTTCTCATCAAAGGAAAGTATTGCTATGAAGAAAATGAAGTTACTCAGTACATTTTCGGTGATTTAAAAACAAAATTCTTTACTGTATATCCTGAGTACTTCCAAGAAGATGTTGGAGTATATATTGCTGACAACTTTGCTGAACAGAAAAAGAAAAGTGTTGTTGATATGGCAGCTCAAAAGGCTTTATCCAATGCCGCTACTCCTGACTTAATCTTATCCCTTATCGAGACATTAAATGCCGATACAGCCGGAGAGAGCGAAGCCATATTCAAAAGAGCGGTTAAATCAATGAATGCTTTAAAAGCTCAAGAACAACAAGCGCAAGCAGAAGCACAGCAAGCACAGATTCAATCTGCAGAAGCTATTGCTACTGAGAAAAACACATTAGAACGTGAGAAGTTACAAAACAACCTTGATGTTGCTAAGATATACGCTGACAATAAAACTCAAACCGATGCAATGAAGAATGAAGCCGAGAACACTCGCAAGCTTGCTGACATCGAAAAAGATTTAATTGTCAATAGTGAAAAAAAATAATTAATTTTGATTTTATAAATATTTAAAAAAAGGAAACCATGGGAGACTTATTAGATCCAGAAGAAAACATGTTCTTAGCTGAACAAAACGGTAACGCTTCTTATGAAGATGATGATGATAATGAAGATTTATCATTTGACGAAAACTCATTAATGACTGATTCTTTTGAGGACGATGACGAAGATGATTTAGAAGATGACGATGATGAAGATGAGGATGAAGAAAATAATACTATCTTTGATGACGAAGATGATGAGGATGATGACGAGGACGATGATGATTTCACTGATCAGGAGCTAGAAGATTTCAACAAGAAATTAGGTACCAACTTTACTTCTGTTGAAGAACTGAAAAACTCTTTCAATAAGAAAGATCAGGAATCTGCCGAAGAAAAAGAAAGAGCTGAATATACTTTGTTGACAAATAGAGTAAATTTGTACGATCAATACATTGGGCTTAGCAACGAGAGTCTAATTAAAAATCAATTAATATCTCAAGCTAAAGCGAACAATAAAGATATCAATAGCCAAGATGTATTAGACGAAATCGATGATAAGATTGAATCATTAAGAGAACTTGACCAGTTGGACACAATGGCCGATACTCTTAGAAGCAATCTTCAGAATCAAAGAGATAAGACTCAAGCTTCAGTTGATAAAATTGATCAGAGTAAAGTCGAAAAAGAAAACCAAGTTGCCCGAAATAATGTTGCTGGATTGCAAAGTGCATTAAGTACCATTTTCGAAAAAGGCGATTTCATGGGAATCACAGTATCAAAAGAAGATATCAATGAAGTTTACAGCGATATCCGTAACAATAAATTTTTCACAACAGTTAATCAAAGTCAGGAAATGATTGCAAAGTTGGCCATGTTTATTAAGTATGAAAAAGAAATTTCAAAGTTAGTAAGCGCGCCAACTCACAGCGACAAAACAAAAACCGCTTTCGAATTCTTGTCCAATAATGGCCAAGGAAAAGCAAGGAGTCTGCAAAATGCCAAAGGCACAGCATCATCGACTAGCGCCCGTGAGAATACAATGAACTTTCTTAAATAGTCAAGGACAAATTTTAGGAAAGTTATATTACAGAAAGATATAGTCCAAAGGATATTATCTGGAAGTTTTAAGTAAATTTATTTTCTAAATCTTAAAACACAAAAATTATGTCAATTTTAATGAGAGGAACAAGAGAAAACTTTAATCCTCAAATCCACACAGAAGCCAATTCATTGACTTCTCAAATGCAGAAACATTTTGAAGTTCGCAGAAAGTCCATGGACTTGTTCGCGCGTTACACGAAGTTTACTTCGTTTATGTATGCTTCGGGCCGTTACAATGGCGGTAGTAATTCGGGTAAAGTGGTTTCGGCTGCTAAAGATACCTTAATGGACAATGCGTATCGTATCGCTTATGAAGGAGCTTTATTGCTTCCTGCATATGCTACTGGCGGTGCTCAAATTGGTTCTTGGTTTGATCCGGGTAATAGCCAGCCTGATATGGGTGCTGTTACAACGGTAACTTACACCAACGGAATCACTGTTGCTACTGTTGCAACTGATATCCCTGGTAGTATCGCAATTCAGCATGATCCAGATGCAGAAATCTACGGAGATAAATTCAATCCTAATGACTCTATCGTATTGAATCAGGGTCTTGGTTCTTTGTTTATCATCCAACAACACCCAAGAAGATCAGTTGACGGAAGTCATTACGTTCTTGATGGAAAATTTGTTGGTGTACCGTCTTTGTTTAAAGCTGAGTATTTGGCAGCAAACGAAGTTCTTACAGAGTCAGGTAACTACTTTGGGGAGGGTTCATTAAGAGGTTGGCAACGTTACAACAGATCTAAATGGAGAATCAACTATTCTTCTATTCACAGATCTAGTTTGACTATGACCGGTTCTGCAAAAAAACAAAAAATCTGTAACATTGTCAATCCTGAGAATGGTGCAAAAATGTGGGAGTATGATGAAGTTTTGAAAAACGACAAAATCTTTCACATGCAAAATGAGCTTGCATTGAGATACTCACGTATCACTATGGATGCTACTGATCACTCATGGTTCGAAAACTACGGTAGAAACACTTTAACTCTTACAGGGTTTAAAGCTGAGTCTGGACTTGTAGCTCCGATCTTAGGTGATGGATGGATTCCACAAATTCAAGAGAACTTAACCATTGACTACAATCCAAACACTGGATTGAACTATTTGGCTTTGGAATCTTTGATGATGATTCTTGGACAACGTTCTCCGGTAGGTTCTGCAGGTAATACTTTTGTTGGAGTGGGTGATGCCATTGGAGCAATGGTTATTGATGCTGCTTTCAAAAAATTACTTGGTTTCGGTAACCAT